GAACCATCAGGATTCTGATACTCAGGTTTTACTGTGGGAGTTATTACAAAAGGAAACCTTCGTAAAACCGCCACTGGTTCTGACACCGTGACTCTAGTGTGTAAATCTTTGGTATTGGTAGTACCAATGACTATCTTTGGAAGAATGGGAACACAACCCTTCTTATGAATTTCGGCTTGATTAGTAGCCACACCAACTGAGTTTATAATTGTAAGAATTGAGGCTATATCTTTCGATTTGCCCGTCTTCATAATATTAATATGATCTCTAGCGAGATCATCTAACACTATTGCCCAGTGGGTAGCTCCTTTGAAACCACTCCAAAAATCATCGTCGGGATTGTAGGTATAAATACTTTTACAAGGATCGTACTCCATGTCACCAGCAAGACCTTCATTCTGCAAAACGCCATAAAAATGACTAACTAACAGATTGATAAGAGCCGACTTTCCGATAGATGATCTACCGTAAATTAACAAAGAGAACGGAGGCTCTCTAACAGAAGCGACATTGAATTCAGACACAAGTCTTGTTCGTCGATCTGCCAATTCCTTCACAATCGGAGCAATCTCACGATTTTTCGTTAGTAAGGGATAAGCTTTTGCAAGTAACTCGTCTAAAACGGCTAAAATCTCGGCTGGTTGAAAATTCTCATCACCTGGAGAACGATCTATTTGAGAAATAACTTCCATAGCGGATTTAACCCAAACTCGAGTACTGCGATTGCGGTACAAAAGGGGTTGTAAGCTACGTTCGACAAAACACTCATAACCTGATTCCAAGAAGGTGAGCGTGAGATCGCACACGGAAAAAACCGCATCATGCAAACTCTTGAACTCAACCTGCTTATCACAAGATTTGAGAAATTGTCCAAAAGACGATTCACTAAATTCTAAATCCATGTTCGAGACACATCCCAAACTAATAAGACCATAGACGACTCGCTGCAACTTCGTAATGAGTTCGCTTTCACTAGATGCTTTCCAGGTATCTAAAAGGCGTCTACAGTCATTCAAACCTAAACTTTGTACTTCAATCTCATCAGACGTAGTATCCTTTTTATCAAGGATCATTAAATAATTAGGGTCATCTTCAAATATAGTTTTAAAGAAGATCCTGAAAATCTTTTCCACGTTTGTTAGGGTTTGGTACTTCCGAATAAATTCGAAAAGGGAAATAGAAATATTGATAAATCCCCTGTCGCCATAAAGACGATAGGAGAAAATAATTATATCCAAGAGAAAGTTGACCAGATAGTGATCTGGATCAAATTTAAGCTTCTCTGAGATAAGACTTTGCACCTCCACTTTCTGTTCTCTAATTTCTAAGTGTTGTGTCAACGGCATTTCAATATGAATTCCGTGTTCACACACCTCGCAAACCTGCGGCTGAGAAAATAATGCTTTCCAGCATTTGTAAAGAACGCCAGAGAGAACTACCCCTCCCACAGGGATAGAAAGAATATTATAGACATTACCAAGTCCATTACCATGACTACAGGCGGTTTCATCCACTT